TGGTGAATACCTCGTCCGCAGTCAGTTGCAGTTCAAGTTCTGATAGAAATGGGTTGACTCGTTGAGAGACTTCCCGACACTTCGCACCCCCTTGGAGGAATCCTTGGGGGTGTTTTTTTCTTGTGGAGAACATGAAAATTCCTATATAGTAAGAGCGCAATCATACCAATCACAAAACAAGGAGACGTATAAATGTCAACATTCGTGTGGGTAGGAACATCAGGAACAACAGGAGATTCGTACGGCAACACTGGTGATACTGGTGGTGCCGCATGGGTTTCAACAGACAACTATTGGAATCAAACTACAAACTGGAGAGAACGAGTAGCAGGCGGGCAAACAGGAAATACTGGTGGTGGTGCTACTGGTTCGCCTGGTGTTTGGTATTACCAAGCAGCAACTAGAATTCCATCAGGTGATGATAAGGTAATTTTAGAGCATCTGGAAAACAATCCTTCGGATGGTATTTCGGATGGACCTTGGCCAAAAGCAGAACTTCTTTATGGTGGAGTTTCTAGTGGAACTTGGTTGGGAGCAAGTGGTGGAACAACTGGTGATGTTGATATTGAAATTCAAACATCATACTGGAACACTCCAATCGCATCACCATATAGCAGATTACGATTCGGAACTAACCTATCTGACAATCCAGTGGGTGGTTTCAAAGGATTGAATCTCTTTGTTGATGAGTTCAATTCATCCTCACCAAACACATCAAACCTGTCAAACGATCAAACAAAGTTCGTTTTATCGGGTGATGATACTACAGTAGATACTCTTTATGTGAATGGTATCGGTACTTATAATGTGAAAACTTCATCCATCAACAACCTTATTTTAGAAGGTAGTGCATATGATTCTAACGACTGGAATAATAAATCTTTAAATTACACACACATCGGAAATATTGACAATCTTTGCAAAGTTACATGTGTTCATCTAGATGGTTTCAACTATATTCCAACATATAATTCTGCTGTGCAGTGTGATGTGATGAAGATTGCACCAAAGAATGTAAGAGATACTGCTAATGCGGTAAATATTCGAGGAGCCGTTGGCACGATGGACATTTATCCCCAAGAAGAAGCATCTGCTTGGACTGGTGGTGCTAAAATTAGCATTGACTCATATCAAAGAGCATTGACGTTTGGTACATTGCGTTTACAAGAACATAATGCTTGGCACGGTATAGTATTTAACGAATCGACAGATAACTGCCGAGTTTCGTTCAACAATGCAAATGGAAATGACACCATTCAAAATCTTTATCTGAATGCTGGTAAATTTGAAACGGACGATCTTCATTCTAAGTTGACAATTCTTGATGGGGAATTGCAAGTAGACGGTACTTTAGATCTTCGGTACAAGAAACCAACTGGTGAAGTTGAAATTGCAGGTATGTCTGGTGGGACGGGTGGAGAAGGAATGTTCAACTCTTCAATAAATTCCACTGTACTTCTTCCTGCTGGAGTAAACTTTGCTTGTATGGTGCCTTCTGGTGGTGAAACTGCCGCACTTCAGGGTGGACTTGGATTCGTTTCAAGAGGTGGAAAGGGATAAATCGTTTTTTCAACTCTATCGCAACGCCTCAGAGAAATCTGGGGCGTTGTTTTTTATTCCAACAAAATATAAAAAAGTGCCATTTCGTTTATAAATATACACGGAATGCTCGGTTTAAAAAGTGCATATTTCTTAGCGACTACAATATGTTTAGTAGGGTGTATAACTCAGACACCGCTTCCACAACAAAAAACACAAGAGACAGAATCAAAAGAAACCAAGACAGGTTTTCTGGATTGGTTTGAAACTGTCCATTGGTACGACGATGACCCATACCCGTCGGTGTGTTCACTATCCGGTGTCATGGGGAATGTCATTGGTAGCGGTGTTCTCATCGCACCTAATGTAGTGCTAACGGCTGGACACTGTATAGAGGATACTGAATTGTCTCATGTCTCCTTCGGGACAGAGATGGTATGCATATCCAAGACACTGATTCACCCAAAATATAATCTTCATATGCGTGTTCCCCATGACATCGGACTTCTCTTCTTAGAACATGATGTAGGAATAGAACCTGCGACACTGCATAATAATGAATTCATTTGTCGGTTTGCAGACATAACCACCGTGGGTTTTTCTTTTTCTTTCAAAAAATACAGTAAACCCGGAACCTTCAAGTACTATGGCACCGTATTGGAAAACATCGGAGAGATCAAGTTCCTCCCAAGAAAAGCATCCATATGGTATGGTGACTCTGGAGGAGCAGTATTTACTGATTGGTTTGAGGAAAGATTGCTTATTGGAATAATTTCCAATTTCATCTCAATAGATGGAGAGGTAATGGAATGTTCAGCAACAAGGGTTGGTATGTTCAAAGAATGGATAGAGGAGAGTATAAATAGTAATGAAGGAGTTTTGGAAAACGCGATTGATGCTTTTAGCGACACCTGAAGGAATGATTGTTTCGTTGATTGGATTTCTTATAGGAACTTTGATTGCTAGGGGACTGTAGTTGGAAACACACATCTTTGAATTACTGATTCTTTTGCTGTTGTTTCTTATTTCTAGTTTAGATATGGAAGATTAACATGATAATCGCCGGAATAGATTACAGTATAAGAACACCTGCAATTTGCGTGTTTGCAGCGAAAGAAAAGGAAGCATTTACTTTCCAGCGATGCCGTTTTTACTTCCTCACCGACACAAAAAAGTATGCTGATTTCTTCTTGAAGAACATTCAGGGCGAACGTTCACAAGATTGGAACACAGAAGAAGAACGATACAAAAGCATAGCAGATTGGGCAATTGATAAAATCGTTGGTTGTGATCAGATTGCACTAGAGGGTTATTCGTTTGGTTCTAAGGGTAAGGTGTTCCATATTGCAGAAAATACTGGTATATTGAAGTACAAAATACACAATCAAGGAATACCATTAGAGGTGATTCCACCCACAACAATCAAGAAGTTTGCAACCGGAAAGGGCAATGCGGATAAAACCGTAATGCATAAATCATTCGTAGAGGACACTGGATATAACCTGAAAGAACTTATTACACCAGATAAGGGCACAGTAGATAATCCAGTTTCTGATATTGTTGATGCATACTTCATATGCAAATATCTGCATGATAAGGTGTTGAGTTCTTATACAGACTAGTGAATATCTTCACCACTCCACTTCTTGAAGTCTTTTCTGATTAAAGCGACTTCCCTCTGTGTTGCTCTTGATTGGATCATATTTGAGGTGTTTTTGAATTCTTTGTGATCTATTACCTCTCCACCATTTTTTGCTGTCTCGACGCTGTACACGACTTCCTCCAACGCCTTACGGTCCTTTCTGAACTGATAGACAACTATACCAATTCCAGTCAGAACACCCAAACCAGCAAACACACCACCAAATATTCCAACGTGTTCCATGTATAGGGTCGCATACGTTCCAAGTCCACCAGTTACTGCACCCATGAGGAATAGTAGTCCACCTAATTTGGGGTTGATGAATATAGCAACTGCAATACCAGCAATGCATAAGAGAAGTCCTGCGCCAGCAGTGAAACTTGCAATCCAGTATAGATTTTCTACTGCTTCTTTCCGTTCTGCATCTCTGAACTGGGCGTTTTCCACTTCCAACACTTCAACTTCATCTGCTGCAACATCTATTTGATCTGCAATTACAGGAAGTTCGTCAGGTTCCGGTGATTGACGAACTTCATCTGCAATGTATTCTAATCTTTGTGATGTATCACCGCGAACTACAATATCTGGTGTTGAACTGCATGCGGGTAGAACTAGACATAATGTAAAGAGGAGTTGCTTCATTGATTATTTCTTTTCCACAACGATGGGGGAATTTTAATTTTTCTTTTTCTCTTGGGAACTCTGATTCTATCTGCTTCTCTCCCTGCAATTTGTGGAAGATTATCTGATGGGGTGATGCTCTGGTGCATTCCTGCAATACCGCCACCAGTCGATGTCATCATTTCTCGCATTAATTGTTTAAAGTTTTTCATTTCTTTCTATACTGCTCCCAGAGTTTTTGGTTGCGCTCTTGCTTTTTTTGAAACTTGGTCTGTGCTTTCTTTTTCTTTGTGTTATCCAACTTAACTATTTTACTTCGTCTTTGGTTTGGTGAGAGTTTAGTTGTTTCTGTGTTTATTCTGGAAGATTGTCTTCTGTTTCTGTTTTTGTTGCACCCACAACCCATCAAACGTTCCTTGTGATGTTTAAAATCTTTTGAACTTGTAAATCACACTTTGCTTCACGTTCCCCACCAGGCCAAAAGAGGTAATCTTTTTGTTTATTTTTCTTTAAGTTCAATAACAATGGTAGAGTTGCTTTTTCTATTTGTTCCATTTTTGCCTTTAATAAAACATCATATTGTTCCTTCACCGCATTTGCACCGTCACATGTAGAATTCATCTGAAGGATAAGATCCAACTTTTCTTGCATTTCTTTAATTTCATCGGGTGTAGTTTGATCGTCCAGTTGCACTAATGCATTAAGTTCATCTTCATCGGCGGCGGTAAACCCAAAATCGAAGTCCCCGTTGAGATATTCTTCTGGTATGTTTTGATTATTCGCCATTGTTAGTTTCCTCTGTCAAAATCTCAAACGATATATTTAGTGACATCAAATCAACATCAATGTTTTTTTCTTCTGTTAAATATTTTTTCACTTCATATAAAACATATTCACCATCTGCACCTATTTTTTCTGCTTCGTCTTTTAGCAAAAGCATTGCAGTGGGGAGTGTGGTGAGTTTTGCTTTGAGTGCAGGATCAGGAACTTTCGCAATAATTTTCTTAATGTTAATCATTAAACGATTGAATGCATCAACTGATTTCCGTTCTTTGGGATCTGTGATATTATCAAGTTTTCGGATAAAGTTTCCCTTATCGTCTATAATACCATATCGGTATGCGTCCGTTTTTTTGAACGGGGTTATTATCATTCGGATAAATTTATAAACAGTAAATGCATTGACAACTTTGGTCAGTTCGCCCATGTTGCTTTTGCTTTCGTTTATCATTTCATTTCCTTTAATATTCTATTCAGTTTGTGGTCGGTTGGTATTTCATCAAAACTAATTTCTGGTATGGTATGGGGAATATATTGAAGATAATCTAAGAATGATTTGAGGTATGAGTGAAATTTATCATCTATCTTAAAAAAGAGTATCCTACAACAAGCCTTTGGACCAAACACGTTATTGAGTATTATGATGTGATTTAATATTAACCTCTCCTTGAGTAATCCTTTGCTATGATATCGTCCTAGTAGTCGTTTGATATATTTGACACGGTTCATGTCTTCCTGAAACTCTTCAATTGTGTCGCATTGAGGATTGTTATACATCTTCATTGCATACATTTCAAAATTTTGTTTAGTAAGAATCGAGAAGTCCATAATGAAAAGTATTTTTTATTATTCTTGGTTCGGTACGATTTTTGCGTCTATTTCATATAATCCATCATCATCCTGAAACAAATCCAATTTTAGTGAGAGTCCCACACCGTTGTTGAATTCTGAAATATTATCACTTTTATAGAATCCTTGCTTGAGTAGATTGTGCGTAGGAGTTGTACCAAAAGAGCCACCCCACCTTTTCAGAGGAAGATTTGTAGATTCGTTGGTCGATAGTTCTGATGAATTGTCCCAATCAAAATCCAATCCTGCAAGATTCATCTTGTGACGAAGTTGCGAGACTGCACTTTTTGGTTCAATAAATTCCCTTTGAGTAAACGCTTTCAGGAATGAATTGAGTCGGATAAGTTGTTCTGGGTTGTCAACTCGATGAACACCGAAGTCGCTGTGCGCACTTCTTGCAGCACCCCCAACGGTTTCCTGACCTTCTGTTATAATTGAAAGGGTTTCTTGTAATTCTTTGTATGTTTTCATAACATTCTCCGTATAGTTGTCTATGACTATTTATTGTTTTTTGATACTCTAGCCGAAACTTTCAGTAAATCTATCATCAATTGTCATATATGGGGTGTCGTTTATATATCGTTTTAGTAGTTTTTTTGTTCCCATTTCACCTGCACCACCTTCTTCGTTTGTTTTCTTTTTTTTGCTAGGCAAATCGTGAAGTTCTAATGGTTTTGGTGGATCGCCAATTTCCCATCCGTGATCCCTGTTTAGGGTTTTGTCAAACAAATCTTTCGTGAGAGAACCTGGTCCCCAAGGGGCTTTAGACAATTTAGATTGTATAGGATAGTCGGGAAGTGCATTTTGGAAAAATTTGTCCTCATCAACTGTTCCTTTTTTTAATATTCCTCTTTTTTGTAAAGAAGAAGTTGCAATGGCATATGCTTTGTTTTTGTCCATCCCCTTGTCTATTAGGCGTTGGACCATTTTATCAAGAACATCAGGTTCTGTCAACATTCGGAAGTTTTCATCCAACTCACCATTGTTGTGTTGTTGTATAATTTGTCGGAGATGGTTGTTGTCTTGCATTATAGGAATTTTCTTTATTTTACCATTTATTGTGACGGTGTTAGATTTAACAGAATCCTCTATGTTGGGATTATCAATATCAACATCAATATAATTTCCATCAAGCAATATTTGTGAAGCATATTCGTATGGATTTTCTTTTATTTGTTGTTTGATTGTGTTCGTGTCAATGAATAACTCTTCTTCGTTGTTATTATTTTCATTAAAGGAAAACATTTCACTAAATCCCAACAGTTTTCCTGCTATTTTAGCATAATCATCACCCATTTGTGATCTATCTCGTATTACCGATTTGCCCTTTGTGGTTGTTTTCTTGGTGTCTTTACTAACCAGTGCTGTTTGTGCAACATCTGTAGAACCGACGATTGACGTGATACCTTTTCTACTTTTACCCCTGAGACGAATGGTAACTTTCTCAGAATATCTTGCAATGGTTGGGTCTGCGAATGCATCGTCGCTAATAACTTCAAAAGCATGAGGACTTAGAATTGCATCTGCTGCTGCATCAGGAACGCCCATCACTTCAAATTTATTTTTACCAGTCATTGCTTCGTGGACCATTGCTCTTGTCAAGTCTTCATTATTTTTTAGTGATTTTGTTAGTTCTTCTGTTAGTTTCTTTTGTTCTGTATCTCTGTGTTTATCATAATCATATTCTGGTTTAATTTTACCACTCTTGGTGAAGAAGTGTGCATTTTTTTCGTTGGCTCTAACACGATCTGCGTTACTGGTAGATATCATTTTTGTTGGCATCTTTTCAACACGATCAAACATCTTCTCTAGAATTGTAGAATTGAATTTCGGATCTCTTTCCAAGACTGATGACAATGCGTGTCTAAGTCCAGCGGCAGTTTTTTCTCCCTGTTCGCTTGAAAGTTGGAAAGATTTATCATTTTTCAATGAAATTCTATGTTTAATGCTCCCGTCTGGATTTAAAATCACATTGTCGGTTTTTGGTTCACCATCAGGAACGACTATTCCAAGTTCATCCCAGTGATATAAATTATCTCTGTCTTCGGGTGACAACTGTCCTAATGTCAACACCGCCATAGAAAACATTTCTTTGTTGAAGGATAAGTTTTTACCTCCATTTGCGTCACTTTTTTTCACGATGTCATCAATAGACATGCCTCTGGAAAGATCTGATGCAATGGTTATTGCATACTCAAACTGTTTTCCTTCGTCTCCCTTCACAGAAATGAATTTCTCCAGTTCCTCGTAAGATGATTCAAAATCACTTGCTCTTCTTGGCGTGAGAACCATTTGTGGCTGTTCCCATGCGCGTGCTTCAGGATTGAATGCTTGTGATTCAAATTCTGCTTGTTGCTGCTTTTCCTGATTTTCTTGATCTGCTTGATCTACCGCACCTTGTACCTCAATTTCCTTTTCTTTCACATTCAATGCTGCAAGGTCAGCCTGAGCCTTCGCTGCCTTTTTCTGTTCTGGGGACTGTGGAGCAGCAGAACCTTTAATATTAGCACCTTTTGCGACAGCATCCTCTGCGCCCTTCTTTTTCTTAGAACTATCTTCGTCGTCCTTTTTCATCATCTTAAGTGCCGCAGGTGTCCAATACCAACTATCTTCTTGTGCAGCAGCACCAGCAGCAGCAGGACTGGCTTGTTTTTTATCTGTAAATTGTTCATCGTTATATCCATCTTTATATATTAGCACCCGTTTGCCTTTAGTTCTTCCTGTTTTTCCCGTAGCAAGCACAAGATCTGCCCATTTAGGTTTGCCTACTGTTTTTTCACTTTCCCTTTTTGCTCGTTGACGGGCAGCATCTCTTTGCTTAGGATCCTCTGCACCAGTTCCTCTGTTCATTTCTTTGTCGTTTAATCGTTGCTTTTTTTCTTCTCTTGCTTCTGTTAGAAAATCACCGAATGTAACATCAACATTTTCTACTGCTTTTGCAGGATCATTGGTCGTCATTCGTGCCCGTACTTTTGCTAGTCTTTCTTTTTCTGCTTTTTGCATATTGGGCATCATCCTTTTTGCTATTTTTGCAATGACATTCTTCTTCTTTTTTATTTTTGCGTCAATTTTCTCTCGTTGCAAGTATGGAACATCTGCCCACTTCATACCTTTGATTAGTTTATTTCGTACCTTGCTAATTGCTGCCTTTTTTGCTTTTGCAACCAACTGATTTTTAGTTTTTCGTTGTTTTTCTTTTCTTTTTCGCACCCTTGCACGTTTCTTTGCGGTTCTTTTCATCGTTCTGGATAATTTTCGTCTTGCTTGGACAGAAATTTCAGTTAAGAACACATCGGATTCTATTGACAACACTTCGCCCGATTCCATAAATTCTTCAAATTCGTCGTATTTGAACCACGATTCTACAACATCACCACGGACACCCATCCCCTTTCGTATTGTCTTGAACATGCCCATCATATCTCTCTCGGAAACATGGGACGGTATACCTAATCGAAATGCACTAACATTCCCTTCGGTTGCTGCTGCTCGCATCTTAGATGCAGACATACCAGACACATCATCTGCATCTGGATCACGCTCACCGGCTGAAACAACTTCAAATTTAGAGAACTTTAGATCTTTTTTGGGACCAACGTACCGACTGACGATTCTTTTAAATTCACCCACTCTATCGGAACCTGCAACCATAGTTACCTCATCATATCCCTTGTCACTAAGGTCTTGTAATACTGCAAAGAATGTATTGTATTTTCTGTTAACTACGACATTAAATCCCCTGAGAACTTTTTTCATGAATCGGAATTTATCGGTTGGTGAGAGGGGATTCTTTTTCTTGTCAACAGTGCTGCTTCCGAAGATTGCATAATCAGCACCACGCCTTCTTGCCTCTTCTTTTACTCGGGTTGCGAGCAAGAGATGACCGTTGGTGGGTGGATTAAATCGACCAAATGCGAAGACCATTTTTTTCATAGGGAAACTCTCCATTACATAATATGTATAAAAACAAGAGAGCATATATATTCTTACACTCTCTTGCTTTTATTTTAACCCCACCGATTTTCATCCGTAGGTTCAGTTGTATTCTGGACCACCTCCTTTCAAACATGAAAATCGGTGGGGTTTATCTTATCACCTATTCCAGGGGAATTTAGATTTTAACCAATTCCACACGGGAGAACCAATCGCTGCGCCTGCTATGAAAACTATGATACTATAAAACATTGTACCTAATACGCTTGAAAACATTTTCGATTCTCCTTTGACTACTGTTGATAAACCTTTTTACACACAAAACCTTTGTGATGAGATCTCTCTCCATTCATTACCTTATAGATTGCAGATTTGTTCAAGTCATTTTGTCGACAAAACTTCATTAAATTGTCAACCAAATACTTCACACCATCTTTATCTGTAAATTCATATAATGGTTTGAGATCTTCATTTACATTACTATGTATAATTTCCCACTCCCACGACCTACCTTTTTTTACAAAAGTTCCACCATGTTCTGACACGAATTTGTCTCTATAGAGGTGGGACTTAGAGTCTTCGTTACATTTTACCCATTCACGGGTGTTTCTTATGTTTATCATGTCTTTATTCATAATTTATCCCTTCACCCAATCCTTTGCAACAGTGAAGTTTGCTCTGCTGAATTCTAGTCTATCTACAAACTTTACTGCATTGTTTGTGTATTTATCAATACCAACGAATCCTTCAGGTTTGGTGACATTGAAACCTGTTGATGTTTGAATGAATGTGCCGATGGATTTAACCGATTCCATTTTTCGGAGAAGGATTATTTTTCCTTCTGTTAAAGTGGAGTGCAGAGAAAAGAGAGAATCCATTTGTTTATTTTTGGAGTTAAGATAACGTACCATCTCGTCCCGTGCTGATTCTCTTCTTTTGATTGCAGCATCCGTCTTGAGGGAATCAATGTCCTTCTGTATTTTGTCGTTTACCCAATTTATAAACTCCTTGTTAGAAAGACTTGTTGATCCCGACTTTACTTTTGAGTTGACATAAATGTTTAAATAACTGATAATTTTTGTTTGTTTTGAGAGATCATTCATAAAACTCTTTGATGCTGTTAGATGTCTCTTTGCCTGTGATATAATATCATCCAATTTTTTTGATTCTGAAGAAGTAAGCGTAGCAGTACCACTCACATCCTTAAATGATGCGTCATCTACCCACACAGAACGATTTCTTGTCAGACCTTTGACGTTTGCACCGAAGGATGCCTTGAGGTCGGACATTTTTCTGCCACGGTATGTGGTATGGAATATAATACCCATCTTTGCTGATGAGATTTTTCTACCCAAATCTGAATCGACGGGAACTGCATAAGTTATGGTGTTTGGTTTGAAGGTGTGATGCTGAACACCATCTATATTTTTTGAATCTACATCATCTGGTCCAAACATCATATCGCCTTGCAGTATTCCTTTAATTGGAAGTTTTTTGAGATACTTAAGTGCAGCAATGAGTTTATCTCCAAGCCCACCGGGATGATTTTTTCTAATATCGCCGGGAGTGTAGTTAATTTTTGGGGTTTTGTTGAATATACTTTTAGAACCAACAAAGAATTTACCATTCTCTGGATTTGTTCCACAGAAAATTGCTGGCGCGCCATCCCACTTAACAGTTGCATTTGTTTTTGATTTTGTGTTACCGTTAAGCATTTGGGCAATTTCTTCTAAAAATGAAACTGCTTCTGATGCTCTATCGCTACCTTCAAACACCAAATCTTCCAAATGTGTGAGATGGGTGTTTGCGGTTGATTTGCTTTCTTCAATATATTCTAGGTAACTCTTCATGTAACTATGTAGTTATTTTGAGCGTTGTAATTCTGAATTACCTCATGTAATCTTGGGACATAGTCGATTGGATTGCCGCTAAACACCTTACATGGTAGACCATTTTCTGATGCTACAATTATATGAAATTCTCGGACGGGAGTGCCTGTTCGCTCATGCCACATGATAGAATATGCTGTTCCTTGTAACATATAATTCTCAATGTCACGCAGTCGTTTTTGTCGTGTGCTTCCTTTAAAGTCAATCACACTTAAATTTCCGTTATATTCTGCAACACAGTCCACCCGACCAGCAAGTTTTAATACATCACTCCATAAAGGAACCTCTAGTGCATGAATATTGTCAATCTTATCAAGGCTCTCTTTCATTTGAACGAAAAGAGTAGAAACTACGGGATTTTCTGTAAGAAGGTTAACATCTTCGTTTTTTAAATATCGTTCAATGAGGTCATGAAGACCATTGCCTCGGTTCAAAACCCTTTTAGATTCTTTAGGATTGTTTTTTCGCCATTCTTTAAAGAAATTGCTTTTTTCCCAACCAGTTACTGTTGTGACGCTTGGGTATTTGTGTCCATTTGGTGCTTGGTAGAAACGCATTCCGTTTGATTCGGTAGTGCTTGGGACATTTTCAAATACCATGTCTTTATGTGTAAATGTTTTTTGCATATGCATATTATAACTCCTTTTCACTCACATTCAACTATATTATATGAATATATATACCGTCAAGGGAGTATATTATGGATATCTTGTCATTTGAGCGATACGTCAAAAATAATCCAAAATGGAACTCTTTGATGGAATTTAGTATAGATCGTGGTGTTTTGCAAGCACCCGTTGTTGAAATAAAAGAAAATAAACCAATTGAGACTGGCGTGACTGTTCGTCAGGGAGATAGCATTAGGATTGTTTCTAGCGAGTACCGGACACTGGGCAAAAGTCAATATGTGCTTGTAAAAACAACAAATGGTAAAATAATACAAGGTTATATTCATGTTGGTTATATAAAAAAACCTTTGAGTTCTGAGATAATGGACACCAAAGGTATAAACTTCAGAAATTTAGATGCAACAATCCGAAAGGCTAAATCGCCTATCAATATTATCGTCAATCAGACAGAAAAGAACGGTCAATTAAGAGCAGAAGATATAATTAACATTCGTGATATTGGTGGAACATTTAGTGCTAATTATGCATTTATTGATAAGAAAGGAAATCCTGTCTTTTGGGTGGTATATTATGGAGAGGGGGACATTTTAGCACTGCATCGGTATAGCAAAATTTTAGGAATATCAGGTCTTGTAAAACACAGACATGAAGAAATACAAGATTTTTTGCATGATATTGTTGGATATTTGGAAGGTGAATATGAAAATGAAGATGAAATAAAAAAATCTCAGAAATTGGTTAGAGTTTTGTTGGGAGCCGATGCTGAAGAAGAAGATAGAGATAAAAAAGAAGAAGTACGAAGGTTGCAATTAGATATCGATAGAATGGAATCTCAAATGGGAGAGTTAGAATCTAGAGGGGAAAACACAAAAGATATTAAAAAAGAAATAAAGAAGACAGAAGAGGAAATGAATACTTTAAAAAAAGAAATAGAAGAATTAATAAACAAAAAGTCATTGGTAAAAGAACTAAACAATGAAGGGTTTAATAGAACGTCCAATTTTATTAGTAGTATGGGCATAGACGAATATAACAAATACTTAACAGACATAAGAAAAACAGGAAGAAATATACAAGAAGCACTCAATAAAGAAGGTTTTCAATTTACATCATCACAGATACGAAATATGAACAACACAGAATATAAGGATTTCCTCCAAACTCTCGGTTTTGATTATGGTTCAATTTCAAAACAAAGTAGCAAACTGTCTCATCCAGTTTGGAGATCAATTGAAGATGCTAAGTTGAAAAGGATGTTTGTGTATGGGATGGACATTTCCTTCCGACCTAACACATTTGGTCCAAATAATGTGCAATTGGTTGCTATGGGAAATATGAAAATCACTCCACTTGATCACACAGAGGCAACTTACGAATTGTCGTTTTCTTCACATATGACAACAAATGAAGATGTTCGTCATATACATGAAGATTACCAACCTGTTCTTTTTGCTGAACCGCGAATGGGCGGAGAGTTTGAAGTAGATGGGGAGAAATATCATGGTGCAAAAATATCAATAGAATCTAAACTATTGGCTACGAATATGAGCGGCTCTACTGAGATTTAGACTTTTCTGCGAAGGGCGGCCGCCCGTCGCTGGGCGGCGATTTTATTTGCAAATGTATTGGTAGGTCTATTTGGTTTACCACCAGTAACTCGTTCAGTGTTACGTCTGTTCTTTTCTCTAGATGCAGCCATTGCTCGGTTCTGGGCACTGTTTGCTACTCTGGCTGTTTTCTTTGCTCCTCTCTGTGCTTCTCTCGCTTG